GAGCAATGCTATCAATATGCTTTGCCGCAACGTAACCTATATGATGGATACCATGAGGACGGCCAGGGCGGCAGAGTAAAAAACTTACAAGTTTTTGATTCCACTGCGGTGCATGGAGTCCAAAGATTTGCCAATAGATTGCAGTCTGGATTGTTTCCGCCGGATAAAGATTGGATGGATCTATTACCCGGCACTGAAATACCGCCAGAAGCTATGGAAGATGTCCGCGGCGGTCTCCAGGGATATACCGATAAATTCTTTTCAATTATTCGCCAAACTAATTTTGATCTGGCAATGGGCGAGTTCCTAATGGACCTATCTGTTGGGACCGGGATCATGTTGATCCAGCCCGGCGATGATCTACAGCCTATCCGGTTCCAGGCAATACCCCAATATCTTTGCGCTCTCGAAGAGGGACCAAACGGCACAGTGGAAAACGTCTATCGCAAAATGCGGGTGGCAGTAGAGAATATTGAACAAATCTGGCCCGAAGCTGAATTGCCGGATGTACTCAAGAAATTAAAACAAGATAAACCTCAAGAGATGGTTAATCTGCAAGAGTCTACAATTTTAAATGTAGAGCAAGGCGGATACGGCTATTACGTGTGTTACAAATCTGCGGATAATAACGAGTCAATGCTGGTTTATCGGGCTCTTAAAAACTCACCCTGGGTATGTTCCAGGTTCAGTAAAGTCAGCGGTGAAGTCATGGGCCGCGGCCCGGTGGTTTCAGCTCTCGGAGATATTCTCACGTTAAACAAGGCCGTAGAATTATTACTTAAAAACGCCTCGTTAAATATTTCCGGTGTATTTACCGCCGTTGATGATGGCGTATTGAACCCGCAAACTATTCGCGTTGTACCGGGCGCAATTATTCCGGTGGCATCCAACGGCGGCCCACGCGGAGCCAGCCTACAACCGCTGCCGAGAGCTGGTGATTTACAGTTAACACAAATCGTCTTGCAAGATTTACGAATGAATATCAAACGCACGCTGTTAGATGACAGTTTGCCGCCAGATAACATGAGTGCCAGAAGTGCTACAGAAATCGTCGAGCGTATGCGGGAACTAGCTACCAACCTAGGAAGCGCATTTGGGCGTTTGATAACTGAGACTATGGTCCCACTCGTTCGGCGATCCATGCAAATAATGGATGATCAGGGTTTGATTAATTTACCCCTACGTATTAACGGCCTCGAAGTCAGGGTAATCCCAGTATCGCCATTAGCAAAAGCGCAGAATATGGATGATATTCAAGACGTCATGCAATGGGCGCAGATTTCAGCGGGAATGGGACCAGTTGGTCAAGCAACTGTAAAACAGGACGCCATTGCTGACTACGTTGCAGACAAGTTGGGGATACCCGCAGAACTCAGGACCACACAAGAAGAAAGACAGCAACTCGAAGAAGAGATGCAACAAATGATGGCCGCGCAAATGGCGGCTCCACCCGAAGGTGAAATGGAACCACAACCAAACTAGTAAGGAGATTATAATGCCAGGTAAAGGATTATACGCTAACATGAACGCCCGAAAAAAAGCCGGTACTTCTCGGCCCAAGTCAAAAAGTACTGTGAGCGCAAAAGCATATTCAAATATGAAAGCGGGATTTCCTAAAAAAAGTAAACCAAAAAAATAATGGCGGATATTATTGATATTAATACGCCGGGGTGGGATGGCGTAAATGCAGATAGCCCACTACCTCAGATTGAATCGGAGACATTTCAAGGAGAACTAGACCGCTCTATTCGGCGGATCTATGAGAGTGATGACGGCAAAAAACTTTTTGATTGGCTAGTCGGCTCATATCTCCAGCAACCAAGCTGGGCTCCTGGTTACACAACCGATTTTGGTTTTTATCGTGAGGGTCAAAATACTTTGATCCGGGAATTATTGATGAGAAGTGAAAGGGCTGGAGATAATGGCTGAAGAAACTGAAGGAGAAGTTGCTGTTGAAGAACCCCAGGGGTTATTGGATGACGCAAAAATTACTGAACCAGAGACAGAAACTGAAGTGGAAGAGTTGGATCATATCGATCCAGAGTCAAATGGTGAGAGGCCGGAATGGTTACCGCAACGTTTTTGGGACGATGACCAGGGGGCAGATTACGAAGGACTAGCAAAGAGCCAGCAAGAACTTTATAAAAAATTGCGAAGCGGAAAACATGACGCACCGGAAGATGGCAATTACGATATGAAGTTTGCGGATGGTCGAATTGCCGAAGATGATGAGTTAATGACAAAATTTAAAACTCTCGCATCTGAGCGCGGGTTTACACAGGACGATGTAGAAAGTGTTCTCGGCCTTGTACTCGATGCAACGCCGGCTGAGCAAGACGAGCCGGAAGCTAAATTTGATCGGGAAACTGAAATTGGCAAACTCGGACCCAACGGCGAAGAAATAATAAATGGCACAGTCAAATGGGTTGAAGGCATGGTTAATAATGGTGCCTTAACTGCGGAAGACTTCGAAGAGTTTAAAATAGTTGGCGGCACCGCAAATGGTATCCGATTTTTAAACCGCGTGCGTCAATATTACGGGGAAAGAAATATCCCGGTTAACTCTACGCCCGATTTAGAATCAGTACCCACTGAAGCTGAATTACAAGAAATGGTTGCAGATCCACGTTACCGAGAAGACACATCATTTAGAAATAAAGTGACGGCGGACTTTAAACGATTATATGGTTGAAACCTCCCTGTAAACTCGCCCTCGCAGTAATCCCCTTTTCTTGCGAGGGCATTTTTTTGTCACAACACTAAAATATTTAATTAGACATTTGACTTTATAATTAGTTTATGTTTATAAATTAACTGACCCCACCCTCGGTCAATTCGAGACCTGGTCTGTACGCCGCACAGCGGTATGCGACAGCCGACTTTTGAAGTCCTACCTGTTAGCGATTTTAAATTTTAACCCTCGGATAAGGACCGAAAAAATGGCTGTAAGTTTATCTACAAATTTTACAAAGCAGTTTGAGGCTGAAGTTAAGCACGCTTATCAAGCTACTCGTAAACTATCTGGTACAACCCGTTCTCGCACTGGCGTAGTGGGAAGTACTGTTCAATTTCCAAAAATGAGTTCTGGCGTAGCGGGTCTACACGTTCCCCAGAGTGAAATCACAGCATTGAATATTACTCATTCAAACGTGACTGCAACTTTGTCAGATTTTGCGGCACCAGAGTACACATCAATTTTTGATCAGCAAAAAGTCAATTATGACGAGCGTCAGGAATTAGTGCAGACTCTTGGTAATGCAATTGGCAGACGTTGTGATCAAATCGTTCTCGATGCTCTTGCTAACTCTTCCACATCTCTCACAGTTGCAAATAGTATTGGCGGATCAAATACCAATATTAATGTAGCTAAAGTTTTAGAATGTGCCCGTCTAATGAATGACAAAAATGTCCCCGCTGGAGACCGCTACATGGTTATCTCTGCCAATGGATTGTCTTCATTGTTGAGCGAAGAAAAAGCGGCATCACAGGACTATGTGCTTCACAAGGCAATGACTGATGGCCGAATAGATAATTTCCTTGGTTTTAAGGTTATTATGATTGGCGCAATGGACGAAGGCGGTCTCGCAATAGACGGCTCTTCCGACAGGACTTGTTTTGCTTGGCATAAAGACAGTGTTGGGTATGCGGAAGGCATTAGCCTCAAAACAGAAATCAACTATGTGCCAGAGCGTGCATCTTGGTTGACCAACGTGATGTTGAGTGCGGGTGGCATTGCCATAGATACAAACGCAATAGTTTCAATAACTGCCAGAGAATAGTAGGAGTAATTAAAAATGGCATATTTAAAAGCTGGTTTAAATCTTATAGGCGGCGGCTCCAAGGCTGGCTCCGCTCCTCAAATGTGGTCATATGCATCTGAAGATGCAAAAACCGCGATTGATGCTTCGGGATATTTTAACGATGCATCTGACCTCTTAAAAGTGGGCGATATTATTTACGTTCACGCATCGACAGCGGGTACTAGAACGTATTCACTGGCTCCGGTTGTAAGTAATGCATCCGGCGTAGTCGATACCGGAGATGGCACGGCAATAAGTGCTACAGATAGCGACTAATTAGTTCGTTAGAGCTGGCGGGGGTTTTGTCTCCTTATCCCCGCCAGTTTTACTTTTGGAGTTAAACAGTTGGCAGTTAATGA